GCGTGTCAGAGATTCTTTATCTGGCACGTGAAAGAATACAGCGTATACTGGGACCGATCAAGGATGCATTCCAGATCGATGACTGCAGTTTCGGCCCTGGGTCAAGTTCTTCGATCCAGCGCCGACGAGCGCACCCGTCCAACAAATTCGTTGCTGCGGATGTCTCAAGTGGCTGTGCTGCTATGGTGTCCTGGTTTTTTCAGGATGCCGGATTTCCACGACCCGTAATTAATGTCGTGGAGCACAGTCGGATTGAGTTCGTTCCTAAGAACTTTAAGATTGATAGAGTGATCGCAGTCGAGCCTGACTGGAATATCTTTTTCCAGAAGGGTGTAGGCAAGGCGATACGCAGATGTTTGCGGAAAGTTGGTCTAGACCTAAACAATGGTGGAGTAAAGCATAACCACCTTGCACGGCTAGCCAGCCTCGATGCTTCTCTTGCAACTGTTGATCTGAGTTCTGCAAGTGACTCCATCAGTACGACCTTAGTCCGGTTTTTATTGCCGGACGACTGGTTTTATGTGATGAATTCGATCAGAACAGATCGAATCTCTATCGATGGGACTATCCACCCGCTGAGAAAGTTCTCCTCAATGGGAAACGGATTTACCTTCGAACTCGAGACGCTTGTCTTCTATGCACTAGCGCAAGCTTCGTGTATAGTGAACGGTGCAGCTGGGACAGTGAGCGTGTTCGGCGATGATATCATTCTTCCGAATGATGTAGTTCCATCGCTGTCAGCTGTCCTTGAAACTTGCGGCATGGTTCTAAACCATGCAAAGAGTTACTCAACCGGATACTTTCGGGAATCCTGCGGGGCACACTACTTTAGGGGACGGGATGTTAAACCCTATTACCTTAAGAAAGAGCTTTCAAATGACCCTGAGAAATTCAAATGTTGTAACTCCTTACGCAGGCTTGCATTCCGCCTGTTTCATTGTGACGTACCTGATTCTCCTTTGTTTCTGCCTTATACTCGTTGTCTCGACACTATCCGTAGGGTGTTTCATATACCTGAGGGGTGTGGAGATGGTGGACTCGTCTGTAATTTCGACGAAGCCTGCCCGCCTGCCATACGACCGGCCGGCGCCAGAGTAAGAGACAAGTCGATACGTAAACGTCCGAACTGTATTGAAGGATACAAAGTACGATGTTTGCTTCCGATTGCGGTGAAAGCCAATTCGGACCACAATGGAATGCTACTACATAAGCTACGAGCTGCTATGTTACAACGCAGGTCAGTATGGCACTCACAGACTGGGCGCATTGCGCGCCTAAGTGTTCGTGACATACAAATAGCTGATGCTGAACCGACGCTCGGAAACGAGTACTCAACGGCGTGCCAGGAGGTACGCTATCGTGTCGGATTCATCAATGTGGTAAGGTGGACCAATCCGGGAGAAATCTAGCGATTTATCCTAGTCTATTACTCTGAATGGTGGCAGACTTCCGCTACCTGAACGAGTAATTTGGGGAAGAAAGTACTTAACTTTCG